CCGGGGCAGATGCTTTATCAAAAGAAGAAGCAGACCCTTTTCAAGTAGACCTTAATTTTGATGTACCAGAGACCCCGGACACCCCGGACGCAGATGTTGAATTCCCTGTTCAGGAAGAAGCTGTAGAAGAAGCGCCGGAAGTGGCAGCGGTAGCAGAGGAAGAAGCTACTAGTGAAACTGAGGCCCCAGAAGAAATTGAAGTAGAGGCAGCGGATGAAGCTGTAGAAGAAGTTGTAGAAGAAGCTGTAGAAGAAATTGCGGAGGTTCAGGAACCTGAACCTCCTAAAGCGCCTATGGTGCCTAAGTCTCGACTCGATGAAGTCTTGGTTAAGAACAAACAAATGCGGAAGCAGTTAGACGACATTCAGCAAAAAGAGGCAGAGGTACAAGCTGAAGCTCCTGTCTATGACTTCGATATAAAAGAACAGGAGTACCAACAGTTAATTTTAGATGGGGCTACTGAAAGCGCTACTAAGGTACGTAGTGAAATGCGTCAAGCTGAGAAAGATCAGCTTATGTTCGAAGTACAGCAGAAAATGGGTCAGACTGTACAGCAAGATAAAGCAGAACAGGAATTGCAGGAAAAAGCGGTGGAGATTGCAGAGACATTTGCTATCTTTAACGAAGAAAGTCCAGAATTTAATGAAGAGTTGACTATAGAAGTTACGAGTTTACGAGACGCTTTCATTATTCAGGGGTATGCACCTGCTGATTCTTTGGCTAGGGCGGCTGAGTATACTTTGGCAGCTAAGCATCCTGAGCTACTTCAAGGTGCCCCTGAAGAAGCTGCCGTAAAAGCCCAGCACAGTAAAGGTACGGCTGAAAAACGGCAGAAAACCACGGTTCGGAAGAAATTAGTGGCTTCTAAGTCCCAGCCCCCTACGATGAAAGGGGAGGGCGCAGCAGCGCGCGGTGAAACTGCCGTGAATATTGATGTGCTATCAGATGATGAATTTAGTGCGTTACCTGAAGATACGTTACGTAGATTGCGCGGTGACTTTGGGTAAGGTTGTGGTAGGATGTTCTGGAGAATTTTCGTTTGTTAGAACGATATCTAACCCTGGTCGTTCAGGTTAAATAACGTTACCGCCCGCTATTGGCGTTAATCTGGCCGAGGCCGTTCTCGTAAAACATACGATGTCGTAGCCCCAACGATAAAGGGTATACGGGTCTATATCGCCCCAAAAGTCGGTGTGTATAACTTTGACTATTGAGGTACAAGCTAATGGCAAATACAAACTTTGCTGCACTGACCAGTGAAAATCTCACGATTTGGTCACGTGATTTTTGGCGTGTTGCCCGAAATATGTCCTTCATTAACCAGTTTGCGGGCAGTGGCCCCAACGCTATGGTTCAGAGAATATCTGAACTGACCCAGTCTGAAAAAGGCGCACGAGCGGTAATAACGCTCCTCGCTGATATGACTGGAGACGGTATCGTTGGTGACAATACCCTCGAAGGGAATGAAGAGTCATTACGGGCGTACGACATCGTTGTTCAACTTGATCAACTCCGGTTTGCAAACCGTCTTGCGGGACGACTTGCGGATCAGAAGTCGGTTGTCAACTTCCGTGAGCACTCACGAGACGCACTTGCTTATGCAATGGCTGATCGTATTGACCAGTTAGGATTCCTAACTATGTCAGGTGTTTCTTACGCTGTTAAGAACAATGGCGCATTGAGAGGTGTCCTGAACTCAGGGCAAAATCTTAGTGATCTGGCGTTCTCCAGCGATGTTTCTGCACCTACTACTAATAGGCACAGGAGATGGGATGCAACCAACGGTTTAGTTGCTGGTGATGTTACAGCTGTTGTAGCTGCTGACACTATCGAATACTCAACCATTGTGGCCCTGAAAGCTTATGCCAAAGATAATTACATCAGAGGCATTCGGGCAGCGGGTAATGAAGAAGTGTTCCACTTGTTTGTTACGCCGCAAGTGATGGCTGACCTTAAACTTGACTCCGATTTCCTGGCTAACGTCCGGAATGCTGGGGTACGTGGACCGAATAACGAATTGTTCTCCGGTTCTTCAAGTTTGATGGTCGATGGCGTTATGGTCCATGAGTTCAGGCATGTCTTTAGTACTTCCGGAGCTACTTCCGGAGCATCAGGAAATGCCGGGTCTAATGGATACAAATGGGGAGCAAATGCCGACATTGACGGGTCTGCTTGCTTGTTTGTTGGCGCACAAGCTCTTGCTATGGCGGATATCGGGATTCCTGATATTGTTGAAGATGTCTTCGACTACGGGAACCAGAATGGTATCTCCATTGGTAAGATCTTTGGCTTTAAGAAACCGAAGTACAACAGCGATCATAATGCTGCTGTCGAAGACTTTGGTGTCGTGAGGCTGGACGTAGCGTACTAGAGCTATGGAGGCGGATAGTCCTTCGGGGCTATCCGCTTTTTATTAATGATCTTTTTTAGGAGAAAAAAGAGGTGAAGATAAAGTCAGATACAGATCTGCATGTGGGTACAACTTGGGGGGCTTCTATCTTTTTGAAGGCCGGTGAAGAACGTGAAGTGGGTGATGATTTAGGATATCAAGCTTTGCAGCAGGGCGCTGTTGAAGTGAGAGATGCCCCTAAAAAACCAGCCACTAAAAAACGTGGTCGAGCTTCAAAAAGAGCCAGGACCGAAGAGGGGCATTTTGTTGCCGATGACCCAAGTACTCCAGATGTGAACGAAGCGTACAAGACTGAATAGTTAACGAGGTGAACTATGGCGGGCACATTAACAGGGGCTAACTTAATTTCCCGTATACAAGATATCCTTCAGGACACAACGAGTATTCGTTGGCCCGAGGCAGAATTGTTACGGTACATTAACGATGCTCAAAGAGAGGTCTGTAACCTTCGTCCAGAATCTACTGCTACTACTGCGAATACCGCATTGGTAGTTGGGACTAAACAGTCGCTACCTGCGGGTGGTCTTAGGCTTATTCGGGTAACCCGTAATATGTCTGATGCTTCCGGTGGTGCTACGGGTGCGCGTGCGGTTAGACTTGTTGATGTGGATATTCTAAATACCCAGGAGCCTAATTGGCATGATCCAACTGTAACGGGCGATGCAGCTCATACCACTGTGGTAAAACACTACGTTTTTGATGAGGATAACCCTCGTAGTTTTTATGTATACCCGGGGGCTTCTTCTACAAGTACATTTTTAGAGATTGTTTACTCAGCTGCACCGACCGATTTAGCTAATACGAGTGCTACGCTATATATAGATGATATATTTGCGAACGCTGTAATAGACTATGTATTGTTTAGGTGCTATCTAAAAGATGCAGAGTACGCAGGGAATCAGCAACGGGCAGGTACTCATTTTCAGTTATTCAGTAGTAGTTTGGGAACTGGTGGGCAGGCGCAATTTAATTTGAGCCCTAATCAGGACACAGTAGTAGACCCGCGAGCTTTTCCTGTTCAGCCTCCACCATCAGCAGCTGTGGGGTAGTAAATGGCTAGTTACGAGTCACTTATAAAGGAAATCTTGCCCTACGTGCCAGGGTGTCCGGATCCTGTGGTGGAGTCTCACTTGCGTTCTGCCACTATTGAGTTTTGTGAGAAAACAAAGGCTTATGTGCAAGATTTAGACCCTATTACTTCTGTATCAGGTATTTTTGAGTATGATTTTGATCAACCCACTGGTACATCTGTGCATAGTATTTTATGGATGATTTATGACGGAGAGGACTTAGACCCTATTAGTCCTAGAAGTCTGGAACTTAATTATCCTGACTGGCGTGATCGTTCTACTAAACCCCAAGTTTACTTACAAAAGACCGCGGATACTTTTTGGGTTGTCCCGGTTCCAAATTCTACGATAACTAACGGTATTCAGTTATCTGTTGCGTTAAAGCCCACCCGTACGACTAGTAACATTAATACTTCATTCTCTAACGATTACAGGGACGGGATTCTGTTCGGGACTTTGTACCGGTTGTTACGAGTGCCTTCTAGAGAATGGAGTGACCCTTCGGCAGCTAGTGATTATTTAGGGTTATTTAATGTACAAGTCGAAGCGGCCGAGCTCCGTGCGCGTAGCGGTGACTTAGGCGTTCGCCGTTTAGTACAGTACAAAGGGGTAGGCATGAACCGCCGTAATAGGTATCTACGTTATGGAAAAGAGGTGGATTTCTAAGATGACGGATAGTGTCGTTTCGCTAAAGGAGCATAAAGAAAAGGAGTTTGTGGCTCCAGATATAGCTGATATACGTATGGAGTGGGATAACGTTAGGCCCGGTATAGAAGAAATCTTATCTGATACTCCGCAACTTACGTTTTTACCTGAAGATGTGTATAGCGAGTGTGTTAATGATAGGGCTACGCTTCTCACTTCTCCTGCAGGCTTTGTTATATTAACAATAGAGTCAGATCCGTTCACAAGGGACAGAACTTTGCTTATATGGCTGGCCTATATGTATGTCCGAAGTACGAATAGTTGGTTAGACCATATGGAGTGGTTCGAAGGTGTTGCGCGCGGGTTGCAGTGCAAGTTTATTGAAATGCGGTCTGCTGTTCCTAAAATGGAGGCTTATGCTTCTCGTAACGGGTGGAGTTTAGATACTAAGGTGTATACAAGGGAGGTGTCTGGTGAGTAGTAAACCTAAGAAGAGAGACTATGCAGCCTCTCGCAGTGAAGATATGTTGGCTAGGATTGCTAAAGCGGACGCAGATTATTTTAGGAGTCAGTACGAGCCTCGGTTAAAGGAGATGGCTGATGACGCAGTAACAAAAGACGTAGCTGCAACTGTTAGAGGGCAATCTAGTGCAGATATAGCGCAGACCTATGATAAATTGAGGCAGGAAGGAGGTGGGGCTGGGTATGCATTGGCTCAAGATACGCAGGGTGCTGCTGATTTAGCAATGGGAGCTACCGCGCAAATGATTGCTGCGAATATAGTATCTAAAGGGGCTAAAGTTAAGGAGCAGACGGGGGCCTTATCCGCGGCCCGTGGAAGCGAGGCAGATACAACTACTGCTTTGAGTGTGGCTTCTAGGCTTGGTGTGAGTGACACTTTGAGTGATGCAGCAGCAAAACAGCAAATTCGTTTAGCTAAAAGGAAAATGGGTTTTGATATTGCTGCAGGTGCGGGGAATAAAATGTTAGAAAATTTAGGAGCTACTAACAGTCCCTTTCGAGCGTCTTTGGGGTATAGATTCAATCCGGACATTGGTAAAGCTGGTGGATATGAACGCGGTACAGTTGGAATACTTGGGACTAGTGAAAAGTGGAAAAGCCTAGGCTCTAAAGGCGGTCCCTGGATGCATGGCGGATAAGGTAGGGTAATTTTATGCCTTTTTTTAGTCATCTATCCCCATATCTTCAAAATCTAATAGCTTCCCGGCAGGACGGGAGTGCAGCAGCGAGTACGTCCGGTGGCAATTTTAGCGGTACTACAGGGATTGGTACGCTTAATTACACTAATACGCAGGGGGGTTATAGTGCTTCACAGCTCCCTCAAGTATCTAACCCGGATCAGGCTCTGGCGGATATATCACTAGGGCAGCATGAACGTTATATCCGGGATTTTCGTGACTTTGAAGATGCTTTAATTAATCAACGGGACGATACGTCCTTGATTGATGCTGCACG